GGTTCATAGAATGATTTCTCAAATTGCATCTTGTGATCGATGTACTTCTCGATATTAAACTCTGTGGGTATTCTACCCATAAAGGAGATAGTATTCTCCATGATAGGATTAGGAGTTCTCAAATATAAGAACTTAATCTTCTCACCCTCTTGTATCAACGCATGTTTGTTCTCGATCTTATGTTTTCTCACGTAAAAATTGTACAAAAGAGCACCCCTAACGTGAATAGGTGTACCTTTGGAATAGATGTCAGTTCTTGACTTGTACTTGGACAGATTGTTTACACCACGAGGGAATGCAATGTTCTGATAGTCTTGTTTCTTGGTTTCTTCTCGCACGTCATCGATGAATTTAATAACATCATCGTTACTACCGTTGATAATGATAGTGTATGCCTTCAGAAGCTTGTCTCGGAAGAACGCAGGAGTAGATGAACGTGCCGTCTCCATACCACAGATCTTCATCTTGGGTTCAGAGTAACGAACACCCTCACTGTCCCAGACGTTGAGGATATATCGTTTCTTGGCGGTCCAGATGCCCTTGGAAGCGATGTTCTCCCGCTTCATCTTCATCTTCTGCGCGTATGCCCGAACATAAGTGGCGAGTTCTTGGTAAGAACTTTCAATAAACTTCTCAAATTCCACCTCACACACCTTGTTAAGGAACCCAACAATGACTTCATCATCTGCCTCTCGTCCCGCGAATACCTTCTGCACCAAAGGACCGAGGTTAAGATACATAGAATCGGTGTCGCAAGCAATAACGTAATCAATGTCATTTGTCTTCAGAATATTGTTCAAGTATGCATTGGTCTTGTCACTAATCCAACGGATAGACAACTGACCTGATAGTGTGATTGCTTCAGCAATCTCCAAACGAAAGTATCGAAAGTGTTCATTGCCAATAGCACCATAAGCAGAGTTGAGTTGGATCTTCCTTGCCATCTGAATGTTATTACAGCGAGAAATTTCTTTCTGTAATGCAACGGTAGGTGTCTTCTCATACTGCTGCTTGGCAGCGAGCATCTTCTTTTTGTAGATAGTTCGTTCCTGATAGATCTTCTCCATCAACTTGGGAAGGAACCCCTGCTTATTGGTGTTGTAATAGGTGCCGTTAGGGCACACTGTGACGCCCTCCAGGGAGCTTGTGTCTATTTCCTTGGCAAGTAGTTTCTCGACGTTTGCACTGGGGTGACGAGTCGGTAGCAGCGTCTCTGGCGAGAGGTTGTACTGCATAATGAGGTGAGGGTATAGGGAGTTGAGGTCAAAACTGACCACCCAGTCATAGATCCCTGGAATAGGTTCCTTAACATACGCTCCAGCATACTTTGCATCCTTTTGTGATTTACGTTTAGGTGGAATAGCAATCTTCTGACGTGCAAGATACACATAGATGATGTTATCCCACATACGGACCTGTGAATACACATCCTCAAAGTTTACTTTGGCATCATATGCCATGGTGACAGCTAGTTCTAGTAGTTTCATCTTGTCATCCAACCTGTCAACCAGGCGAACGTCAATGATGTTGTACTCTACAAACTTCTGCCAGTCATTTGTATAGAACTCTTTGAAGGTGTCATACTCACTGTGGTCTAGTTTCTTCTGACCTAGTTCTACGAATGCAATATGATCTAGACGATAAGACTCTTGGTTGGTGTAAGTGAACTTACGATACAACTCAAGATAGTCTAGTGTTGCCACACCAGTGATATCATAAGCAAGTTGCTCACGACCCTTGATAAAGATCCTACGTGGATAGATGTTCTTCCAAGGCGAGAGAAGCTTTGCTTCTTTCTCACCAAGGATACGCTCTATGCGACGAATAATATACGGCATATCGAACAGTTGTACGTTCCATCCAGTGATCACGTCAGGGCAGTTTGCCTGCCAGTCGTGAATGAATGCTTTCAGCAGACCTTCCTCGGTCTGGAACTGTAGGTATTGCACGTCCTTCTCTGTGTTCATGAAGGGACGTGAACCATACACTGTGATCTTGCCCGTTGTAGAGTCTTTAATGCTAATCAGAAGGATCTCCTGGTCTGCAGACTCGATGTCAGGGAAACCATTCTCGGCACCCGTCTCAATATCAAGAGTGAAGATACGAATCTGATTCATATCAAACTTCATGTCCTCATCAGGGTACGTCTCAAAGATGTACTGATTAAGGAAACGAGTCTGACCACAGATTTCATAGTCTTCCAGGTCTCGGTGTGCTTCCATAAAGGACTTTGCATCTACAATGCTGCCCTGCTTTACGGGGCGCACACTTCGACCGTCAAGTGTTTTCCATTCTTCCTTCACTCTAGAAGGAAGAAACAGTGTAGGATTAAACTTGACACGATCCTCAAAAGGCAGACCGTGGTCATACCCACGGACTAGGATCGTATTGCCTGTTTGCTCAACACTGGTGTAAAACTTCATTCAGATTTGATTTCGTAAAAAAGCGATGCGGTTTTGCTGTCAGGTTCAGCAATCAAGGTGATGTCTGAAGACCTGACCGCCAACTCACGGTCATCGGAGAAAGGTGGGAAGGTAGTAAGACCATCTTCCGTCACCTCACAGGGGTATTTTAGCACACAATCGGGATCCCCGAACTCAACTCCAGGAATCTCTTCAACTTCGCTGACTAACCAGCGACTCTCAAACCGCAGGAGCTTCAGCATTAGTTACCTCCTCAACTGCTGGAACAAATCCAGTGTCAGCAGCAGCTGCTGCCATCGCTTCCATCTGTGCTTGTTCTTGTGCTACTGCTTGCTCTACAGTTCTTGTATAAGCTTCTTCCAAACCAGGATCCACTGCTCCAACACATGTTACTGAAGAGAATGGAATTTTAAATTGTGTATCAATAGAGAATGGAAGCCACTTATTGAATCGAACTTGCACTTCTTGATTACCTGTCCCATTTCCTGGTTCTAGGTTCAAAGTGTATGGTCGAATCATGATGAGACAAATGGGCTTACCCTCTTTGTCATCTCCTTCACGTACTTCCTGAAGGTCACAAATGAGACGTTCGTGTGAACCAGACAGGACTACGATTGCGTTTGCCATAATAGAAAAGTATTGAACTGCTTTATTTTACCACAAAAAAATGGGGGTGTCAACTGGATTTTGCCAGTTACCCCCGTGCGGCGACGATATGTCTTTATTTAGTAATGAGATATTCTTTTTCGTTCTCATATATTTTAGTTTGACCAGACCAAAGTTTATATCCTTCAATCATTTCAGGTATCAACCATTGATCCACTCGATAACAATACTGCCAATTGGGTGGTTGGACGCAGTTAACTACCGCAACATTCCAGAAGGCTACCAAGTGGATAATTAATGATTTCATTCTAACAATAATTCTTTAGTACCAGCAATATCATAAACAATTTTTCTTTGATGCTCTGGAATATATTTGTTCAAGTGAACAATTAATAGACCATCTAGGAACGTAACCTCTCCAATTTTAACATCGTCCGCGAGTTGCCACGTATTAATAAAGGAACGCTTTGATACTCCACGGTGGAGATACTGGACATCAGGATCTCTTCTTGTATTTTTCGTGGCAACTTTGAGAATGTTTGATTCTGTAGATACTTCAATCTCCTCTGGTTTAAATCCTGCCAAAGCGATTTCAATAGTATACTTACTGTTGTCATGCTTGATTAAATTGTAAGGGGGGTAGTTTGTATTATGATTTGACATACTATCTAGACGATGAAAGATATCATCGAGCCCTACAAAGTGTGGGGAATATAAATCCCATGCAAACTTATCCATTAGTAACTCCTATATTAGCGAGTGTTTTTGTGTGGACCCCGAAGGCATCCGTTGGCGTAAAAGGGGGACCTAGGTCCCTCTCCTTCTACAATATTAATTATAAAAGCACATAAAAAAAGTGTGGTAGTATTTACCACACTTTTAAGATTAGTTTACTACACCTCGGTTTTCTTGCGACCGATATTGTATTTGGATTCTAGGATCCAATCGTCTTTATCTTTAAATGATAGCACCTTAATTTGATTC